TCCGGAAAGAGAGGCCATAAGGGCCGCTCGACGTGAAGAAAGAAAGCTTAAGAAGCAACTCCATCGTGAAAAAGCACGTGAATCTAACCATTTGATTACGGCTTTGCGCAAGCAAAACTCACAAATGGCGGAAAGAGTTGCACTTTTGGAGAAACGTACCTCCGGTGCCGAGTTAGCAAGGGTCGATAAGGCCATTGATGATGCGGGCACAAGGCTTGAGTACGCCAAAATGAAGCTGCAAGAGGCTGTAAATGCTCGAAATGGCGAAGAAGTTACCAAAGCGCAACAACTTTGGTATGAAAGCCAACGCCAATTGGAGTCATTGCAAGCTTTACGTGAAAATGCTAACAAGCAACTCACGCAAACATCTCAGAACATTAAAGCTCCAGATCCGATGGTTCAGAAAATGGCCGCCGACTGGATCGATAAGAATAAATGGTATGATCCCCAATTGAAGGATGCAGATTCTAAGATTGCCCAGACCATTGACGTGGCATTGACCGAAGAAGGCTATGACCCAGCACTTCCCGACTATTGGGATGAGCTCGATGACAGATTGCAAAAATATTTACCACACCGATATAATTCGGGGTATAGTAATGGTACGAGAAACCAGAGACCGAGGTCTGTTGTGACAAGTTCAGGACGTGATACTACAGCGACGACAAGAGCCAACGAATATATCGTTGACCCTAAGCGCGTTGCCGCCATTAAAGAGGCGGGTATGTGGGATAACGTTGAGCAGCGAAACAAAATGATTCGCAAGTTCGCAGAATATGATAAACAACAGAAACGGAAATAATCATGGATGATCGTATCAAAAAGAATACCAACGCAGGACGTGAGAATCGTGCTATGCAAGATGCATCGCGTGCTGCACCTGAAGAAAACTTTGTTTCTTCCGAGGAACGTCGTAGGATGTTCCGCTCGGAGTGGCTGCAAGAAGCGCTTCCGACCCCTCCCGAGATTCCGGGATACCACCTATGCTGGTTGTCTTCTACCAACCAATATGACCCAATTCACAAGCGTATGCGACTGGGCTATGAACCAGTAAAAGCCGAAGAATTACCCGGCTTTGAGCATCTGAAAGTGAAAGCTGGCGAACACACAGGTTTTGTTGCTTGCAATGAGATGCTTTTGTATAAATTGCCTGAAGATATTTATCAAGAGCTCATGTATGAACTTCATCACCTTGCCCCTATGGAAGAGCAAGAAAAGATTAAAGTTCAGCAAGAACAATTGCTAGGTGAACGCGATAGCAATGGCAAGACATTGGTTTCAATTGAAGGCGGCGGCATGGGATTCGATGCAAAAGTTAAACCTCGTCCTGTTTTTGAGTAAACATGACAAAGTTTTTATTTCAATTTTTGAAAGGACTCAATCATGAGTGCAACTAATGCGCCGTTTGGTCTTCGTCCCGCGTATCATCCCTCAGGGTTAGATCGCGCTGTGACGTTGGCGGATGGCATTGCTTCTGCCTATAACACGGCTATCCTAAAGGGTCAACCCGTAAAGTTGAACTCTTCAGGTAATATTGTCGTCGCTGCTGCCGGTGATGCATTCCAAGGCGCCTTTGCTGGCGTTCAGTGGACTGACACTACTGGTCGTGCTCGTGTGTCTAACAACTGGCCCGCAAATACTGCGTACCAAGCTGGCACATGCGTCGCTTACTACTACAACGATCCCAACATTGTGTATGAGATCCAAGCTGCTGGTTCACTGGCTCAAACTTCCGTGGGTGACATGGCCGATTTGAGCAACACCACTGCTGGCTCAACTACAACAGGCTTGTCTGCTTGCACCTTGTCAACCACATTGGTTGGCGCTGGTAGTAGCGCACAGATGTTGATCCGTGACTTGGCTCCGTACCCTGACAATGCTTGGGGCGATGCGTACACAATTGTTCGCGTAACTATCAACGAGTCGCAGTTCAATGCGTCCGTTCTTGCTGTTTAAAGGGGACTAAAAAATGGCCGCTCCAATGCGCAGTACCGACTTTCGTAGCATCGTCGAACCTATCTTAAACGAATGTTTCGACGGTGTATACGATCAACGCTCGGATGAATGGTCCACGGTCTTCCGTGAACAACAAGGTATCCCCCGTAACTACCACGAAGAACCTGTCTTGTACGGTTTTGGTGCAGCACCTCAGTTGCCTGACGGCAGCCCTGTTGCTTACCAACAAGGTGGTGTCCTGTTCCTCAAACGTTACCTCTACAATGTGTATGGCTTGGCCTTCGCATTGACCAAGGTATTGGTTGAAGACGGTGACCACATCCGTATTGGTCAAGTTTACGCTAAGCATTTGGCCCAATCTTTGGTGGAAACTAAAGAGACATTGGCAGCCAACGTGATGAACCAAGCGTTCAACTCGGCATATGCTGGTGGCGATGGCGTTCAGTTGAATGCTTCTACACACCCACTGGTTAGCGGTACAGCAAGTAACTTGCTGAACACTGCTGCTAACTTAAGCCAGACTTCCTTGGAGCAGATGCTGATCCAAGTTCGTCAAGCAGTGGACAACAACGGCAAGAAGATCCGCTTGCAACCTCTGAAGTTAGTGGTTGCTCCCGGTAATGTCTTCCAAGCTGAAGTTTTGTTGAAGAGCGTTCTTCGTGCTGGTACAGCCAACAACGACATCAACCCAATTAAGTCTATTGGTTTGATGCCCGAAGGCGCTTCAGTTATCTCCCGTTTGACATCTGCCACAGCGTGGTGGGTTCAGACCGATGCCCCTGAAGGCATGAAGTTGATGATGCGCCGTGGCTTGGAAAAGACCATGGAAGGCGACTTTGAGACCGACTCAATGCGTTATAAGGCCACCGAGCGTTATGACCTTGGTTGGACTGACTGGCGTTCAATGTTCGGTACACCCGGCGTCTAAACCCAAGTGGGGGCTACGGCCCCCGCGTATTAAGGAGAAAAGACAATGGCATACAATAATGCAGTAACTAATTCGGCAGGTCAACTGTCCGCAATTACCGTTGCGTTTGATTACACTAGCACCACTGTTACTATTGGCACTATTCCTGCTAACTCTCAAATCGTTGACATCAACATTGATGTGACCACAGCGTTTGATGCAGCAGGTACTGACTTGGTGACTGTTGGCAAAACTGGTTCTGCTGCAGCTTATGTTGCTGCAACTAGCGTTGCCGCTGCTGGTCGTGCTTCAGTTGCTACAACTGGTGTGTACAGCGCTTGGGCTAACGTAGGTACTACCGATGTGGATTACGCCACATTGACCTACGCTTATACAAGCACTGCGCCAACAGCTGGCGCTGGCCGTGTAACAATCGTTTACAAAGCTTTTGCTTAAGGAGAGCATCATGGGACAGTTTAAACCTATGCCTAAGATGCAAACCACTGAGCCTTCAGTTGAACTGAAGCTTAAAAAAGGCGGCACCGTAAAGAAAGCCATGGGCGGGGTTATTCCTGAACGTGATTCTGCACGTGGTGCTCCTATGGCTGTTCGCCGCGGTATGGCTCCCGCCATGCCTAAGCGCGGTATCGGTATGGGTGGTATCCCCACTCGTATGGAAACTGGTGCTATGCCTGCACCGATGATGCGTAAAAAGGGCGGTGAGGTAGAGTCTCCTAAGATGCACAAAGCTGAGATGTCAGCTATTAAAGGCATTAAGGGCGATCTTAAGTCTCATGCAGATAAGTCTGCGTCTAAAGCTCATAAAGGTCTGAAAACTGGTGGAGTAATTGAGAAGTACGCTACAGGTGGCGTAATTCAAAAGTACAAAGCCGGTGGTAAGATGAAAAAAGCTTACGGCGGTTCTTGCTAATCAAGGTCGGGGCTTCGGCCCCTTCCTTTTAAGGATTTATTATGAGCACATTAACGAATATATTCTCTGCACATGCAAATGCTACAGGGTCAGTTTACGCAGGCGCAACCAATCTTGGTGGCTATCAAATTAAGCCCGGTGGTACGGCTGGCACAATTGAAATTCGTGATGGTGGTGCAAGCGGCACGCTATTGCTGGAGTTGGATATTACAACGAACACTGCTGTTATTGCAACGCTGTTGCCCGGTAACGGAATTCGCTTTAATACGAGCATTCATGTAACATTGCCAACAAGCGCTGCAATCACAATTTTCTGTGGCTAATCATGCCAAGCAAATCACCAGCCCAACATCGTTTGATGCAAGCCGCCGCTCACACCAAGGGCGGCTTTGGTGGTGTGCCCCAAAAAGTCGGCAAAGAGTTTGTGAAAGCAGATAAAAAGATGAAAGATGGCGGTGAGCCAAGACTTTCAGTTTCTCGTGGTGAGAAGCTACCCACAAGTCAAGGCGCAGGATTGACGCAAAAAGGCCGCGATAAGTTTAATCGAGCAACTGGCTCTAATCTTAAAGCGCCTGCGCCTAACCCAAAAACAAAAGCTGATCAAGGTCGTAAGGATTCATTCTGTGCTAGAATGTCTGGAATGCCGGGGCCTAAGCGCGATGAAAAAGGCGAGCTTACTCGTAAGGCCGCATCCCTTAAACGTTGGAATTGTCCTGGGTGGTAATGTATGAGCACTAGTGGAACAGTTGGCCAAACAACAATTACGGTTCAGAATCTAATTGACCATGGCGCTCGGCGCGCCGGCAAGCTGGCCGAAGAGTTAACTTCAGAGCAAGTACAGTCTTCAAAAGACAGTCTCTATTACTTGCTTTCTAATCTTGCAAATCGCGGAATTCAATACTGGTGTATTGACAAGACAGTCATAGGTCTCAATCCTGAAAAGTATGTTTACTACCTGCCAACTGGCACGGTAGATGTTTTAAACTCCAATTACAGAACAGTCACTGCCAATAACACTGGCGCAAATAGTTCGTCGGGCGTTACGGCTAACGCCTTTGATGGCCAGTACACCAACATTTGTCAATTAACCAACAACTCGGGCTTTATTGGCATCAATAACGGGTCTGGAAATGACATCTACATGGGGACCGTGGGTATACTACCAGCAATATCCGGCTCAGTGACCCTCTCAATTCAGTCTTCTACCGATGGAACCACTTGGACAACGGTTTATAGTCCTGGAGCTGTTACTTGGTCTGCAGGCACATGGCTTTACTACGACTTAGAACCTTCTGCCAGCACACCGTATTGGAGAATCTTGCAAACAGCAGGCGCTAATATGGGTGTTTATCAAGTTGTTTTTGGCTCAAACGCCACGGAAATTCCGCTTGCACGACTGAATCGTGATGACTACACGAACTTGCCTAACAAGAACTTTACCAGCCTTTACCCGCTGCAATTTTGGTTTGACCGTAACATTCCTCAGCCTGCAATGTATGTATGGCCTGCCCCATCGTCATTCGCGCCACAACTCGTGGTCTGGAGACATCGGCAAATTCAGGATGTAGGTGATTTATCAGGTGAGATAGAAATTCCCCAGAGATGGTATCTGGCCATTCAGAATATGCTCGCGCATCAGATGGCCATGGAGCTACCTACAATTGCTGGAGAGCGTATTCAGTATCTTGAAGGACAAGCTGAAAAGTATTGGAATATTGCTGAGCAGGAAGAAAGAGACAAGAGTCCAATTTATTTTGCCCCGAATATCTCGTATTATACAAGATGAGCTTACTAAAAGGTTTTCATAAGCAAACTTCTGAACAAGTAGCTAGGCGCGTGGCTGCAAGACGCGCAACGCTTGAAGCAAAAAAACTAGTACAAGTATCTCAAGTTGACGTACAATGCACTGGAGGTAAGTATGCCACGTACGCTTGATACTCTTGGCAATGCAGTATTAAGTATTGCAATTTGTGACAGGTGTCACATGAAGAGAGCGTATGTTGAATTGATGCCTGATGGCAATAACCCAGGCTTAAAAGTTTGTGACCAAGGTTGCAGAGATCAGTTTGACCCATACCGTTTACCAGCGCGGCAGCCTGAAAAGATTGCACTTAGATTTCCAAGGCCTGATGTTAATATTGCTGTAGAGCAAGACTCGTTGATCACTGGGCCTTATAATACATATAATATCTCGCCGGAGCAGAATACTGATGATCCAGAGAATAATGGCAACCTTGATAACCTGAGTCCGTAATATGGCCAATATACAAATTACGCAACTGCCAACCGCTGGCGCAATCACAGGCACCGAGTCTGTGCCTATTGTGCAAAATGGCGTAACGGTTAAGACGACTACAGGCGCCATTGCTGCATCACCTGCACTAACTGCAACGTTCTTAACAAAGAACCAAGAGCCTACACTACCTAACAGTCGTTATCTATCTACCAACACAGGTATTACATTGGTTGATGGCGGCGCGCAATCTTTTTATCAAATTGCACTAACAGGCGCAGTTTCGCAGTTAAATGCGCTAGGCGGTGGCATTGTTGTTAAAGACGGCGCAGGTTCACTGGTTAACCGCTCTATAGCAACTTCAGGAGTCGGTTTAAGTGTTTCTAACGGCGATGGTACTGGTGCTAATCCAACGCTTGCTTTAAGTGGTGTAGCAGCAGCTGTAGCAAACTTAGGCGGCACTGGGCTAATGGCTGTGATTGGCGGCTCTACTGTTGCAGGACGCGAGATTCTTGGAACAGTAAATCAGATTGTAGTTGCAAATGGCAATGGCTCAGGCAACCCTACACTAACATTAGCTTCTAACGCGATATTCCCTGGGACTGGCGCAGTTACTGTGCCTAATGGCACTACGGCGCAAAAGCCAGTGGGCGCAGCAGGTCAGATTCGATACAACACTGACACACAAGTATTTGAAGGCTACGCAGGCGGAGTATGGAACCCGTTCAGCTTAGCAGGCGGTGTATCCACAATTAGTGGTGGCGCTACAGGTTTAACACCTTCTACTCCTACGGGTGGTGTGGTTACCTTAGGCGGCACAGTTAATGTTGTTAGTGGTGGTACTGGTGCAAATACATTAACCGGTTATGTAAAAGGCTCGGGTACGTCGCCAATGACTGCCAGTGCAACTATTCCAAATACTGACATCACTGGCTTGGGCACTATGTCCACGCAAAATGCCAATGCTGTTGCAATTACAGCAGGTACGATTGCAGGTGCAGCAATTACAGGTAGCACGATCAATAGTACAGTGATTGGTGCAGGAACTGCGGCTGCAGGTACGTTTACTTCTGTGGCAATGACCACTGGAACAATTACCACAGCGCCTACAAACAATACTGATATTGTTAACAAAGAGTATGCTGATGCAATTGCTTCTGGTATTAACTTCCACCAATCATGCCGTTTAGCAACTACTGTTGCACTTCCAGCGAATACATATAACAACGGCGCATCAGGTGTTGGTGCAACGTTGACTGCAACCGCAAACGGCGCACTGAGTGTTGATGGCGTAGCTGTTGCAGTAACCAACCGAATTTTGGTTAAGAATCAGGCTACGCAGTCAAACAATGGCGTGTACACAGTTACGCAGACTGGTTCTGCCGGTGCACCTTACATTCTCACTCGTGCTACTGACTTTGACTCATCAGGTACAGGCGTAGATCAAATTGATGCCGGTGACTTCTTTTTAATCACAGCTGGCGCAACATTAGCTAATACGTCTTGGGTACAACA